TTTGGGTGCAAACGCTAAAATACTTCCAGTACCTAAATCAAAAGAACCACTTCCAAATTCACCATAATAATTACCATAAGCTACTGAAAAATATGGGTCATTATTACCATAAGTTGTGGTATCTGGAAATATATTAATATAATACATGGTTCTACGAATATCATAAATTGATGCTCCGAACGAAGGTGATGGTGTAGTTGCTGATTGGGTTAGTGCAAAAAAGTCATCAAGAAAAGAACTTTGAGTTAGGAAGGTAACTCCTTCGGGCCAAAATCCACTTGTAACGGTACTCGTTCTACCAGCTACTATATCAGTGGGGTCAAATTGATTGAATATCATATAATTATATTTATGTTGTTATATTAGTAGTCGTCAGTGGGACTGTTACTGTAACTTCAATACTCAAACTACCTCCAGATTCATTACCAATAATTGTCAATGTCGTAGAAGTTGTTTGACCTAAACTACTATTCGGAAGAAAGATAAAAGTTTGTCCTACAACAACCTGTGAACTGGATGTATTGATATCACCAGCAAATGCTGGTATTGTACTAGAAACAGAATTAATTGAATTAGCTTGAGAAACAATCAAAACACCAACATTCTTATTTCCAAGAATTGCTGTATAACCAAGAGTAAGATTATAAGGTGGATTGGTTGAAGGAGCAATGGTAATCTGACCAGTATAATTACTAGCAACCGAAATTTTATCCTGTGCAATACTGATAACAGGAATAGAAGTAACGCCTTGATTAAGACTTACCAATTTATATTTCATGACCTGAGTTTCATCGGAAACAGGTTCAAAAACAGGTGTATTTCTTATAGCAATATCATAAAAAGCACTACCATTTGGATGATTTGGTTGATAAAGTGTATAGTCAATTTCATCGTCTGCCAAAGCAAATGATGTAATATTCAGATTTCCATTCTGCGCCAGAAGCTGGCGTCCTTTTTTAGTAAGAATAGCATCTACAGTTATTGTTTGATTGTCAATATATCCCATATGAATTTCTCTTTTCTCTTATAAGTATTCTCTTAAATGTGTTTTTTTCCATCTTTCCATATTTTAACTGGAGCCGCCCCTACTACCGGGAGGACCGCCCCTACTGGGAGGACCCTTACTAGGTCGTCTGGTTGGCCCAGCCGAACCTCCACCAGATAAAACTATTTGACCAGTAGTTGAAGAAGGAACAGTTTGAATAACATTACTAGCATTTATTACAGTAACATTACTGACGTTAGTTGATTGAACAGGAGAACTTCCATCGTTAATACCATTACTATTAATCGTTGAATCTGATGTTTCTTGTCCTTTAATAAAAATTCTATTACCATAGGTTCCATATTTTATTTTTGAGAATTGTTGTAATTTATGAGAATAATGATTTCTTGGATAACCAGAAACCAATTCAAAATATTGTGATAAAGGACTTATATTTAAATTAAAGTTGGTTTTGGTAATAGGTGTAAATATATTTGCAGAAGCACTTATATTACTTACTTTTTGATCTGGTGTTCCAAGAAACGTGTTAGTTCTATGAAGATATGCATTTGCAACAAAATCATATGTATAAGAATAGCTTGATGAGTCATATACAGGCAATGATACTAAATCCGTAAAATATATTAGATTTCTCATATAATGTTCATCAAGCATAACGTATCTATAAAGATATAGCGACGAGGATGAATATGTGTTATCTAATGGATTATCAGAACGAATATATTCCCCTGTTTTGGCATAATAATAATATTTATCCCACACTTTTACCATATAGTATAGAATTGGATGATTTCCTTGATTAGAACCTGAAAAGAATTTATTTGGATAATTAACACCGTGGTCAGGTCCAATTATAAATCTACCACCTTCATCTTGAGAAGTTACCGAACCATAAATAGGAATGGTGTAATTAGATGATAATGGTCCTGATGAAGATGTTTCCCACAATCTAGGCAATAATTCAAAATCAGGATAGAAGGAATGTTGAATTTTATCCATGAAATCAGTATAATATCCACTTCCAATATTAGAAGGCTTTACTTCTGTAGGGTCATCTATGTATGTTAAGTCTATTATATCACTATAACTTGGAGGCATAGAGTTTGCCATAGACTGTTGTAATTGTGGAAAACCACCGTTTACCAATGTCCAGTCAGTATTAAAATCTGTCCAAAAAAGACATTCATCAAAATTATAAATATTTTTTATTACAGTTGGAGTTTTATATGAAATGTCAAGACTAGCTGTTATTGGCCTATTTTGATATTTTGGTCTTTCAAGAAGTGTTGGCTCAATTACCACACCTGTATAAGAATTAGCTCTAGCTGGTATAATATTTCGTATAGCTTGAAAAATAGATTTATCAAAATAAAATTTATATACTGTCAATAATTCATTAAAATATGTTCTTTTATTACCATTTGTATTATATTCATAATTTTTATTAACTAAATTTGCATATTTGTCATTGTAAAGGTCAGATGTATTACCAATAAGCCCCATAATGCCGCTTTTACCAACATATCTCAAAATATCTTTATTTTTAGAATCCTGTGGGTCAATAAAAAATCCAAGTTGATTAGACTCACCTGAAACTGTTATATCAGGATTAATGGTTGACCTGTCAAATGGGTCAAGTCTAGTATCGAGATTATAAGATAATGTTCGGATTTTAACATTTTTATATTTATTAGGTCCAAATTTAGATGCATCAATATTCTGTTGGTATGTCAATTCTTGAAATTGATATGGATAAACTGATTGAGAAAACCATTGACATGTAGGATAACCAACCCAAGAAGCAGAAAAAGCATTTCCAATTGCTTCTGGAAAGTTATGAGCAATAATTTCAACTGAACCTGTCGGATAATAAGATTGCCAATTTTGTTCAATAATACTCAAAGATGCAGAATATAAAGTAGGATTAACAGTAGTAAGAGTTTGGTCTGTGTAATAGTTTGGAATAGCATAGTATGGAGATTCATTATCAACCCACACAGAACCACTATAATAATACATGTTTTGTGGATAATCCCAATTTAATCTTACCCATAAATGTTGATAAGGAACAGAACCACTAAAACCATATGAATTTAAATCATCAACGTGTTCTTCAAAATCGTTATCATCAATAGGAACATCCCAAATTAATAATTTATCCAATGCCCCTTTAAATGTTCCATCACTTAATCTAAATTTACCAAATTGAGAAAATACATCATTGTCATTATTATAAAAAATTGCATCGGATGTAGAATAAAAAATTTTTCTTCCATTTTCATTCCTTTGAACGGTTAAATCATATTCAGTAGGAATATCATTTAAATCTGTAGATGGGTCAAATAAAGAATTTGGATAATTTCTTCTCAACATCACACTAAAAATATCACCATTGAAAATAGGCAATACACTACTTGTTATATTAATACCTGAAGAACCAGAACCCATTTGAAACACAACTTTTCCAGTATATTGACCCGGAACTCTATAGAATCCTAAAGCCCAATTAAAATTATAAGAACTTGAATATGGATATGGAATACTTGTAAATAATGGGAAAAATTTAAAATTTGGGTAATAAGTATTGTTAGGGTCAGAACCAATGGAAAATTTGAATTCTGTTGTCATAACTGAATATGGTATTGGTCCTTCAATGTAATCACTCACGCCTGAGAATTGGAGCATATACATTTTTTCATCTAGTTCATATGTAGGAGATATATCGCTAGCATAATCTGTCCCACCATATTCTCTTATCGTAAGCATCGATGAAGGTAAACCATAACATGACAACAAATAATCCACACATTGTTCTGTACCCTTGGTCTTATAGATGCCCGGTAAACTAATGAGAATGCGATTCCATATAATTTGAAGTCTCTGTTGGGAAGATAAAGCATTATAAGATGCTGAATTCATACTGTTCAGATATACTTCGTCAAGGTCTAGCGACCCAATAATATCATCGACATCCCATCCAAAAGAATACAACATTTCTTTTAATGTATTGGTTGGAAGGCTAGAAGTAAATTCATTTTTTACCTGCCTTTCAATAGGCATAGCAGAAATATATGTGTAAATATCATCAAAATGATGACCTATCATATTCAAAAAGGTCAAATACTCTGAATAGTTGTCGTCATCAATAATATATTGGGGTACATTTGATGAAAGACTATCTCTATTATTTGTGTCATATAGACTTGCACTAAAGTCTGCATCACTTATATAACTCGCACTATAAAATGAACCAGACTGCAAATTATATTGGTAGAAACCAGAATTAAATAAATAGGACTCAAATCCATCGAATGAATCAACTATTTGGTTACTTTGTGTACTAAAACTAGATAATTCATTAAAATAATATTGATAAGGTATTGAAGATGATAATGAACTATTATATCTATTATTAAGTTCCACTATCGAAGCACTCAAAACTGTCCATTGAATCATCTTATTCTTAAAAATATTAAGCCTGTTTTGTGCAGA